ATTATGCGAACCGCCTAAGACGACATGACAGTGTCGCCATTGTCGAACGAAAGAGCCCACCAGGTACAGAATGGCTCAATTGACTGAAGGCGAACACAAGCATCGAACTGCGTTTCAACTTCCTCTTCATACTCGTGGCCGGGGTTATCGACCAGCTCGTAGGTCAAAATCATTTCATAATCTCCATTATGCGAAGCGCCTATGCCTTCCATGGAATAGCGGCCCGTTATGTTTCTGCGTCGATCCCGGCGCGGTCGGTGAGGCATTCATCAGATTGGCGGAGGGTTGACGGTGCGGGCTGGACCGGTGCCTTCGGTCGCTCCGCTCGCTGCGGCAGCGGTCCGCCCTACAAGCTCGGAACCGTTTGCCCACTGGGAGGATGACCCGCGACCTGACCAGGGCGTGACGGTAAATCCATCCACGTCGCAGGTCCACGTAATGCCATCGGCAGCACGATTGCATTCGCTGGCCGGAATGTAGCGTTTGCCCTGGAACTCTGACGACAGCATGACGACATCAGGCATCACGCGATCGCGTACAGGCTGCGCGTCCGATCCGTTGTAGCCGACGCGAGAAGACCAGTCCGCCGAACGCGACTGGTCGACAGATCGCTCGATGTAACCGGCGACACGCCAGATCGGCGACTCAGCTGGCCGCTGAGGCACGACAGGAGGCTGAGACGGAACCGTAACGGTCTGGACAGGCGCAAGGTCAGGCGGCAGCGGGTTCACCAGTGCGGATTGCTGCGCAACCGGAACCGGCTCCTCCTCGTCAATCAATCCCATACCGCCGAAAAACAGCGTGTAGATGTACCAGAGCAGGAACGGCACGGCGATCACCGGCACTACAAAGCTGGCGATCAACCAGGGCGAACGCCAGATGTTGGAACGCTTGTCCGCCCTGCTCTCATTGCCAACCTCGCCAGTCAGGCTCTTGGTGCTCGACTTGTAATAGACGTAGTACTGCTCCTCGTACTTGTCGAAGACTGAGCGCACAAACTGGCTTTTCGGCGGTTTCTGACCGGTGACAGCGCCCTGGTAGATATCGACGCGGAATCGCTTGTCTGCGCCGACGGCATCCAGCTTGGTCGAACGGTACGTTACCGAAACCAGCTCACGCGCGAAGGCAGCAATCTGCGACAGGTCCTGCGACACCAGAACAACCCGCGTCGTGTTTCCGAACTCATCGACGTTGTGGCCGTGCTCAGCAAGGAATTCCTTGTCCTTGAAGTTGACCATGTTGGTTTTCATGCCAGACGGCCAGCGGCGCCAGAGTTCGTCGAGAATCACAACAGCGCCGGGCGGAAAGCTATCGCACAGGTCAGGGTCCTTGAACCAGTCAGCCGCCAGCTGGTGGACCTGACCGGCAAACTCGTCCTTGAGCGCGTCGGTTAGCGGGATGTTCGTGTAGATGTGCCGCCCCTCGCGGAGAGACGGCAGGATCACGTTCTTGACGACTGAGTAGCTTTTGCCGGATCGGGGTAACCCGGTGTATGCGTCGATAGCCATAGGTCACCCGATGATCGGAATGCGGCGGATCAGGAACCGAATCCCGTAGGCCGCAAGCGCCATCGCAATGCCCTCAGGCACCGCAAACTTGGTGGCAAAGAACACGACATTGGCAGGGATGCCGCCGAAAGCGTTCTGCGCCTGGATGACGAAATCAGGCGTAGGGATCGCAGTGAGCAGAGACGCAAGACCGTCCAGCAGTTCGGCCCACAGCTTGCGCGGCACCCACAGCAGAACGTCCTTGAGCCAGCCGGCAAAGTCAGACAGAAGATCACCCATAAAGCCCCCTTATGCGCTCATCAGGATACGGACGGCATTGAGCGCGCCCATGGCGAGAAACACGTAGTACAGCGGGTCAAGCCAGCCGCTGTTCTGGCATACGGTGTCGCCGGAGATCGTGCCGATCATGGTCGAGGCTGACGACATGTTGCAGCTGCCACCAGCGGGCATCTGGATCGCACTGATGCCAGCGATGATCGGGGCGCCTGCAACCTTGTCCTTGAACGACTGGAGCGACTCACCGAAACCGGGAACCTCGCCATTTTCAGGACCAGAGAACGAGCCGCCCTCCTCCTCGGTACCGCACTCCTCGCCCGGCTGACAGTTACCGCCCTTGCTCGGTGTTTTTCCGTTGCCCTTTCCGTCGCAGAGAGCACCGGTACATTCGCCGGACTCGCTCACGGTTTTACCGCTGGAGTCTTTAACGATAACCGTCTTGTTGTTGGTGACCTGAGTGGTGCAACTACCAGGGGCTGAGCAAACGGTCTTGGTGTGCTGATCCTCTTTAGTAACTTTAGTGCCGCCGTCGGCTGTTGGCTCGGTAGTGATCTTCGTCTTTATATCAACGCCGTTTGATTGTGGGACTTTCTTGGTGCACTGATACGGGCCGTTATTTACACGTCCACAGTTCATTTCGCCTGGATCGCCCTTGAACTCGCTGGATTCACACTGAACAACTTGGCCGTTGTACATGTAGTTGCAAGGCTTGGATTCTTCGACAACAGGTTCTGGTTTGGGCGTGCAATCGACGCCTTCCGGACAAACACCTTCCTCACCGGCACCGCCCGATACTGGATATCCGCTGCCGTTGCCATCACCAGCTACGTTACCGGTGAAATTAACGCCCACCTTGCACTTAGTAACGCTCAATTCAACGCAAATGCCAGAACCACACTTAGGGACCGGCATTTTGCACTGCGCAACATCGACAACGTTAACTTCGCACCCGAACTTTTCCACCTGCGGCTTTTCGGGATTGCCATCGCCATCGAACGCGACATAAATGTCGGTGAATTGAGTTCCCGCCTTTGCAAGTGACTTGCAGACGGCGGGCTTGTCGGCCTTGTCCCAAGAAACGCACACACCCTGACTATTATAGATGGCGGACATGCCCGCAAACTCAGGCCCGTCACAGTCCTCGCCCGCCTGACCAACGGGTAAATCACATGCCCCCGTACTCTCGTTGTACGTTGCACCAGAAGGGCATGCAGAACCATACCGCTGAGCATATCGATTTTGAGTGCTAGTCCATGGCGTACCATCGACCCTGACGAAATTACACTTGAACGTTGTTGCATTCCAATAACTAAGAGTCGCTGAGCCGTGTTTGATATCACCGCCAAGATTCTGATTTGAATACGCGATACATGCCGCAATAGCAGATTCGTGCCGCCCGGTATCAAGCGGAGTAGTAATCCAGTAAAAATCATCCGCGAATGCAGCAGATGAACAAAGGCATACAACTAAAAATATGAGTAGTTTCTGAATACTCATATTAAGCCCCCCAAAAGGCCATTGACGCACATAGGCTGCCAAGCACAAACATCGTCAAATACCAGACCTGATCCATATCGCCTCCCTGAAAACAAAGAAGGGGCGCGCGGCCCCTTCGTTGTACCGCCCGATGCAGTAACCCTTAACGGATCATGCCGAGCAGTTTGCGGCCACCCATCGCGGCAACTTTTACCAGGGCGATAACACCGCAGATCGAAAGAACACCGGCAACTACATCAGTGACCGAAACAGCGGATACGATTGCTTCCATGTTGTATTACCTCAGCGAATGACAGAAAGAAGACCGCGAGCGACTCTGCCGACGAACCAGCAGGTGCCCACGATTACGAATCCAGCCGTGAACGCAGCGCCAAGCATGGCGGGGTCGAGCATTTCAAGGCTGAACGGCTCAGGCACCGGAACGAGCGTCCAGGTACCGGAACACAGGGGGGCGCCATCCATAGCAATGGCCACATCGCCGTCGCAGCGAAGGACGCCCGAACTCATTAGCCGGCAACCTTGGCAGGCGCGACGGCAGCAGGCGCAGGGTTGGCGATGCGACGCGCTTGACGCGGGTCGACCTCGAAGTGAATGCGGTCATCCTTGATCGAGCAGACGATGTCGCACTCATAGTGGCCGACCGGGAGCACTTCCTGCTGAGAGGCGGCGTAGTAGCTGAACTTCTGCGGATACGGGACGCCCGGCAGGTGCGCGAAGGCTTCGGCCATCCAGTAGGGCTTGCCGGACTTGGCAGCGGTACCGGTACGGAAGTTGCCGGTGGTTTCGATCTTGATAGTCATAGCCATGGGTATTGCCTCTTAAAAGCCGAACAGGTCGGCAACGCAGGGAGTGCCACGCTCTTGGCGTTCCAAGAACCATTGGCGTTCGGGCTTGATGCCCTCGGACTGGCGAGCTTCGAGCGCTGCCAGGGTTTCGTTTACTTGCTGCTGCAGAACCGGGTTCACGAATGCCCGGCCTGCTGTTGCTCTTGAAGGCGGCGGCGCTGGCCGGTGGTGAGCTGGGTGCCTTGGAAGCTGACGGTGCGAGTCATGGACGGAACTCCAAGCGCACGAAGTAGAGCGCGATGACACCGCCCGCGAGGGTGGCCAGCAGGGAGAGGGTCGCGGCGATCATCAGACGCAGACCTCCCATTCATGGACGGGACTGAACGCGCCGCAAAAGCAGCAGCCCCATTGAATTTCGCGGGTCTCGGTGACGGTGATTTCGAGAATGTCATCAGCGGTCTGAACACCTTGGCAGCGCGGGCAAGAATGCTCAGCGCCTTCGAGAAGCGGCAGATCGGCAAGGTACGAGAGCGTCATGCGGCCACCGCCAGATGGTTCGGGCGCTGGTACCAGCTCGGAATGGCCAGCACGGTGGACTTGGTGATTTCGCGGGCCTGACGCACGAAGACGGGCGCAAAGCGGCTGGTGTCGCAGGCGTTACGGATGTTGATGCCGATGCGGTTGAGGCGTGCGGCATGGGTCTTCACGGCAGACTTGTCGAAGTCGAACTGTTGCCCGTGCATCCACTGAATCGCATACATGGCGGTGGTATTTGCTGCACGGGTGGTGTCTACGATCTGCTCAGCCAAGAGCTGTTCGGATATGGAAACGATGTCCATTGCGGTCACCTTCAGTCGCTCGTCAATTCTCAAAAACTCGTCGTGGAGTTCGGCAAAACGCCGTTCGTCAAAGAGGCCCCAATAGGCCAAGCATTCGCGCTGCAAAAATTCGTTCTTCAGCTCCTGCTCCATGCGAACCACGCCATGAAGGGCGCAGTAATCGCGCACGCGCTGGACGTACAGGAACTCGGGGGATTCATCGCCGTACAGGCGCTTGATCTTCGGGAGCAGGTTCTCGTCCAGCTCGAAAGCCTTGTCATAGGCCTTGCGGTACTGGAGGCGCCCGCCTTTGCCGTTGCCCTTCGGGGTCCACGCGACGGTGCGGCCGTTGGGATACAGGAAGCCGATGCTGTGACCGATGCGCTGGGAGGACACGCCGCGCAGGTAGGCCAGCACGTTGCCCTCTCCTACCGATACGTTGGTAGTCAGGTCGATACGCTCGATCTTGGCGCCGTCTGCGACACGATCACCGGTCTTTGCACCTGACGCACCGTCCCGCAGGTCTACTCGAGTGCAGCGGGTAAAGCCCGGAAGGCCGTACTCAGCCAGAAGCTGGTTGTAGACCGAAACGCACTGATCGATGGTCGAGAAGCCGAACAGGTTGTCCAGGCGCCCTACCCGGCTTGGGTTGCCTTCGACGCGGATTTTCCGCCCCTGGACATGGATCGTGACCGACGTGGAATAGCTGGCCTCATGCTTGAAGCGAGGCTGGCGGGTGGAGAGCACTTCATTGGTGTTCGTGTCGATTGTGATCGTCATCACATCGCACACGACCGGAAGATCGTGCGTGTGCTCCTGTGAGATCGTAAGCCAATCGATGAACATTCCATTTCCCGTCAAGGTCCATAACCTGACCGCGAAGGTATAAGATCGTACACCCTGGCGTCAAGCACAATGTGACACCCTGCGGTGTCATATATTGACGCTGGTCAAACATACAGGAGTGATGATGCTCGGCAACGAAGAACCACACGGCGGCGACTCCATGACAATCGGCGAGAACCTAAAGCGGGCGCGGGCTGCAGCAGGACTGACCCAGCAGCAAGTGTGGGAAGCTGCCGGAATGTCCGAGTCCGCGTACAAAGGCTATGAGAAGGGCGAACGGCCACCACCAGGGGACAAGATCGCAGTCCTTGCCCGTGTGCTCGGGGTCGCAACTGACGAGTTGCTGCTGGACGAGGCAGAGCGAAGCGGCAGCGCAGAATTCAGGGCGATGTGGCGCCGACTAGAGATGCTCCCCGAGGACATGCGAGAGCAAGCGAAGATCGCGATGCGGGGCGTGCTCATGAGCATCGAGCAGGAAGCGCTAAGGAAGGCCGGATGATCGAGTGGGTGCTATGGATAGCTCATGCGTTGGGCGCGCCGCAGGTCGAGGTGGCAAGCTACCCGACAGAGCAGGAATGCAGAACAGCAGCGTGGAAGATCAACGCAGAGGCGATGCAGGCGCTCGGGAAAGAACCACCCCTGAACCCGGCAGAAGCACCGTTCAACTTCGGGTGCGTGCAGAAAGAAACCGGGCGGCAGTACGGGAATCCATACCAAAGTGGGGGTGTAACAGCACCCCCACCGCCGACCAGCTGAAAAGCGCTGCTGAAACCAAGCAACTATCGTGACCTGACCAGAGGCGGTGCTGATGATCCTGGGAGAGCGGCAGAGAGAAACCCAGGAGCGGTTCCATTTGGGCAGATGGGGCGCGGGTTGAGCTGGTGGCGGGACAGTAGGACGAATATCGCGAGAAGCCCCTGGCGAGCCGTTGAGGCCGTCGGGGGCTTTTTCGTTGAGGGGAGATCGGCCGCTGCGCGGGTATCGTCGCGGTGACGACGAGGCGATCAGTTCAGGTCGTGCAGGCGACTAATCGCCGCGAGCGGCGAGGTCGAGGCAGCAGGTCACTCGTACAGGTCAGACTGTCCGGTTTTCTCAAGAAGCTGAGCAGCAGAGGCGCGGGCCTGCTCGATGATGTGGCGGAGCCGACGAATCTCGGTTCGCTGGCTGTCGATGACTTCGTGCAGCTCCTGATTCTTGCGGTGCAGGTCGATTGCATCGAATGCGGCCATCCTGAATGCCTTGCTGGCAACCTTCTGGCCGTAATACATCTTGAGGCGGTCGCCTTCCTCGTTCGTCACGTCGAATTTGATCAGCATTTTGGTACCGTTCCTTTTCCTGGAAGATCTTGCTTGATGAGGGAAATGGTACCAAATCATGTTCGACACTCAAAGCATTTTGGTACCATTTTTCAACCTGGAAGATCTTGCTCGATGAGCAAAATGGTACCGGCGCATCGCATAATCCGCCGTTATGTTACGCCTGCCCTACGGGCTGCGCTGGCCGCAGGATAGTCCCAGCGCACCGGCTCAACATAACGCCGAGCCTCAATTATGCGAACCGCCTAAGACGACATGACAGTGTCGCCATTGTCGAACGAAAGAGCCCACCAGGTACAGAATGGCTCA